AGTTAAATCAAATTGAAAAACAATTACGCACTATTGGAATGCGATACAATCCCAAACGACTATTAATAATAAAACAATCAATAAAACAAATACAACAATTATGAAAATTAAAGAATTAGCACAAAAATATAATTTATCCAAAGATGACTTTTGGGAATTAAAAAGAGGTACACGAAGTATGTGGATTATCACTCACGATGCTTGTGAAAAGATAGCAGCAAAAGAAAACATACAATTTGGCGCACCAACTATATACAGAGATAGCAACCAAGATGTTGCAATAGTAGGAGATGCAAAACGTGGTAATAAAATTATCTGGTCAACTGGTGAAGCATCACCTAAGAACTGCAAAGCTCCTTATCCGTTTGCAATGGCTGAGAAACGTTTAAAAGATAGATTAGTACTAAAATTAATTAACGCTTACGAATATGGTATTTACTCAGATTCTGAAGCAGATAACTTTAAGAAACAATGATAGAAACAAATGCAGTAGAACTAGCTACGCTTATTATGACAAGCGTGTTTGCTGGAATCGTATTTGCTATGGCAGTAGATTACTTTAAGAAATAAATCAAAAACTATATTATGAAAAAGAATCACTTGAGTTACTCGGCTTTATGCCAGTTTAAGAAATCTCCTAACCATTTACTTGCTTACTGGAATAAAGAATTAAAAACTACTGATGCAATGCAGTTTGGAACTATAATACACAAGATGTTATTAGAACCAGATACATTTACAAAAGAGTTTGCAATCTTTGAAGGTGCAAGGCGAGCTGGTAAACAATGGCAAGAGTTTAAAGAACAAAACGAAGGTAAAACACTAATTAAGCAACAAGAATTAGATGATGCAAACAAAATAATTAACAACGCTATGTTACATCCAGTATTAATTGAAATGATGCAAAATAGAATAGATACTGAAATTAAGTTAGAGTGGCAACATAAAGATGTTAATTTTAAAGGCTTTGCAGACCTTCTAACAACTTTTAACGGCAAGAAGTGCATAGTAGATATAAAAACTACTAACGATGCTGGAAAACGCTTTGAACGTGATTTATACTATAATAATTATAAAATGCAGTTAGCAATGTATCAAGACCAATACGATAAAGATACAGATGCTTATATTGTAGCAATAGAAACTACAACACCATTTAATGTACAGATATATAAATTAGATGATAGTTTATTATTTAAAGGTTGGATGGATTATGATTATTATACAGATAAATTTAAAGAGTGGGATGGTAAACCTCAAGGTTACTCAAGTAATATAGTAGAAGTAAAAACAGAAACAGAAGAAATATTATGAAGAAGTTAGCAATAATAGGTGGTTTATCTTTAATGACTGCTGGTGCAACTAATATGATTATGCACAAACAAAAGTTAAATTTAAATCCTAATACATTTGCAATAGCTACAGGAGGTTTTTTTGTAGCTGTAGGAATAACATATAAATTTTAATGATAAAAAAAGAATGGCATTGGATGCCAGATTATAAACAACAAAAACAAATAACAATGGATAAAAAAGAAGAAACAATATATTGTGGAAGTGGTAAAGTTATGAATCCTAAATGGTTAAAAGTAACTATTAATCCTACTAAAATCGCTGATTACATACAAGAGTATAATGGCAACAAATTCATCAAACTAAATATTAATTTAAAAGATGAGGCTGACCAATATGGTAAAGATGTAAGTATTAGTGTAGATACTTGGAAGCCAGATGCAGAAGCACCTAAAGCTGAAGCAAGTAATACTTCAAACGATTTACCCTTTTAAGTATTATGAAACAATCAAAAATCTTAACCGCATTGGGTTTGAGTTCGTTGGATGTACAAAATATGTTGATTAACGGACTAACAATGCCAGAGATAGCAAAGAAGTATAATATTACATATATTTCATTGGTACAGGCATTTAAAATTCAAAAGAAAGGTTTTAAGTATATTGATTATATACAACCAAAAGAAGAAGTAAAGGACATTAAAAACGTGTCCTTTGCTTTTGATAAACTATATACAGAAGAATCACTTAATGAAGATGAGCTACTTGCTTATTATAAGTATGAAGCTAAAAATAAAGCGTATTATGGAAGTTACTAAAAAAAGATATGATTACTCTAAAAAAGAAGGTGATAGAGTTGAAAATGATTTAAAAGAAAAATTAAAATTATTAGGTTACACTGTAAAAGAATCAACAGTTGAACAAGATAGATATAGTCATATAGATTTTTTTGTTAATGGTTTTGGCGTTGATGCTAAAGCAAATAAACATTTAAATAATGTAAGGCTTGAAATAACTAATGTGAATGGTAATAATGGTTGGTTAAAAGGAAAAGCATTTTATATAATATTTGAAATAGTAGAATTAAATTGTTATTCTGTATTTAAAAGAATTGATTTATTAAATTATGCTTTAACCTTTAAAGAACGTACTGAAAGTAAAGATGAATTTTATAAAATATATACAAGAAAAAAATGGAATAAAAAAGATGAAATTATTAAAGTAAAATATAATGACATAAAACAATATGAATTAAAAAAAATAAATAAATAAATATTTTTATATATTAAACCAATCAAATCAAACTAATCAATTATGAAAGAATTACCATATTTTAAATTTTATCCTAATCAATGGATTACAGGCAGTATATCATTTATGGACTTAGATGTTCAAGGTGCATTTATGAAAGTTTGCTGCTACTACTGGAGCAAAGAATGTAAAGTTTCAAGAAAACAAATTAAAACACTAATACCTAAACAATGGAGTGCATTATTAGATGCTGAACTATTTAAGATAGAAGAAGAAACTATTAGCATTAAATGGTTAGATGAACAATACCAACAACGATTAGTAGAACACAAGAGAAATGTAAGCAACGGAAAGAAGGGTGGCTTAAGCAGGGCTCAAGCATTAAGAAAAGAAAAGAAAAGAAAAGATAATTACGCAAATGATAATTTATTAAAAGTAAATGATGAAGTGCAAAAACTTCTTGACCAATGATATTAGAAGATAAAGCCACAGTACCGTATTTAAAAGCATTTAAAGAAGGTAGAATTAAAAAAGGTGTTGGCATTGGTTGTTTATTAGATGATTACTTTCTTTATAAGAATGGTAACTTCAATATGTTTCTAGGCTTAGATAATGTTGGTAAAACTAATTTTATATTATGGTACTTAACTGCACTAAGTAAAATACACGGTAAGAAGTGGTGTATCTGGTCAGGTGAAAACAACGCTGGACAATTGAAGCGAGATATAATACAAATGTGGACAGGTGAAACAATTAAAGATTTAAATGAGTATTTATTTTACCACGATGAAATAAGTAAGTATTTTAAATTTATTGATAATAGAAAACTATACAATCATAAAGAACTACTTAAGATATTTGAAGCAGAAGATTGTGATGGATGTTTTATTGACCCATACACAGGTATAAACCACGATAGAAGAATATCACAATTTGAAAGAAATTATCAAGTTTGTAATGATGTAAGAGAGTTCTGCAACAAAACAGGTAAAACAATGTTTATTGCAATGCATCCACAAACAGAAGCTGCAAGAAGAGTTTATCCACCAGACCATCAATTAAATGGACATATACAACCACCAAGAAAAGCAGATTGTGAAGGTGGCCAAGTGTTTCCAAATAGAGTAGATAATTTTATTTGTTTACATAGATTGATTTCACACGATAAATTGTGGATGATGACAGAAGTACACGTATATAAAATAAAAGATAAAGAAACAGGTGGTAAACCTACAATGTTAGGCGAGCCACTAAGATTTGATTACAATAGTGGTTTAGGATTTACAATTGGTGGTAATAACGTATTAAAACAAAAGTAAATAATGTTAGAAGTTAAATCTATAAAAAATTATGAGTGTAAAGAATGGTTATTAAATAAACATTATGCAAAAAGAATGTGTAGTATATCTTATGCTTTTGGTTTATATATTGATAATATTTTAAATGGTGTTTGCACTTTTGGTAAGCCAGCAAGTAATTCTTTGTGCGTTGGTGTTTGCGGTAAAAATAATAGTAAATATGTATATGAATTAAACAGATTAATAACAAATGATAATTTAATTAAAAATAGTTTATCTTTTTTTGTTTCTCAATGTTTAAAAACATTACCACCATTAATTATAGTTAGTTATGCTGATACTTTATATAATCATAATGGCTATATATATCAAGCTACCAATTGGATATATACTGGTAAAACAAAAGAAAGAACAGATATTGGCACTACTAATAATTCTCATAGTAGGCATTATAATAAAAACATAGATTATAAAAAAAATAGAAAATTTAGAAGCTCAAAACATAGATACATTTATTTTACAGGTAGCAAAAGACAAAACAAAATCTGGTTAAAAAACTTAAATTATAATATAGAAAAATATCCAAAAGGTAATAATAAAAATTATGATGCAAGTTATAAACCTAAAGTACAAACAAGATTATTTTAAAACAAAAAAAATGAGATACACATATAAAAACATACAAGAGTTTATGAATTATAAAACTTGGAGTAATAAAAAAAAGATAGATACACTTTTAGAAATAGATTGCAGTTTGTATGCACATCTTGGAACAGATTCTTCTAAAGCAGAGAAAGAAGAAGTAAAAAGAAAAAGCATAGAAATATACAGAACTATTAAAACATTAGATAAAAAACTTGGTGATGAATTACTTTACTCAGAAGATTTAAAACAATGACTATTACAAACGAAGATAATATGGAACTAATGGCAAGGTATGAAGATAATTACTTTGACCTTGCTATTGTTGACCCTCCTTATGGAATAGAGCGGTTTAAAGCAAAAGATGGCGGTAATAGTAAAAAAATTAAATCATTGACATATTTAAGTGGTGACAAGGATAAAAATTGGAACAATACTAAACCGCTTGACGAATATTGGGATGAACTTTTTAGAATAAGCGAGTATCAAATTGTTTGGGGTGCTAATAACTTTAATTTGCCGACAAGCGAGTACTTTATAATTTGGGATAAAATGCAAATGATGCCGAGTTTTGCACAATGTGAACAGGCTTGGACTAATTGCAGAGTGCCCGCAAAAATATATAAACAAAGAAGTATTGACCCTAAAAGAATACACCCAACACAAAAACCTGTTAAACTTTATGAATGGCTTTTAATGAATTACGCAAAAGAAGGAGATAAGATTTTAGATACTCATTTAGGAAGTGGCTCAATAGCAATAGCTTGTCATAATTTAGGTTATGATTTAACAGCTTGTGAATTAGATAAAGAGTATTACAATGCAGCAATGAAAAGAATAGAACAACACAAACAACAAATAAGAATGTTTTAATATGACAGATTTAGATTATACAATAACAAAGAACAAATTAGAAATATTGCTTTTAAAGGCTCAAGAAGGTTTAAAAGTAGGTAAGGTAACGCAAAGTAAATTAGATGCAGTAGAAACGCTTCAAAGTAGCTTAAAATGTATGTTAGAGCTGAGGTTAATGTTAGATGAAATGAAAAACAAACAAACATTGTTAACAATGCAAAATGTAAAAGCATACAAAGAAACTGCAGAACTAAAGAAAAAATTTAATACATTTAAAAAATGAAAACTATATTATTAATGTTAATCACATCACACATAACTAGTTTTATCTCTGGTGCTTTAATTGTCGTGATAATAAAAAAATATTTTGAAAAGTAAAAAGAGAACATTAAATGAATACAGACAAACAAAGGACTCTCACTACCATAGTGATGATTCTCCTATTGAGTACAACATTGCTTTTTTGTGTAGAATATATCCTAATAATGCAGAGCTTGGAGCAATAATAAGAAAACATTTTCAGAAAATATGAGTTTAAACGCAAATCAAAAAGGTAAAAGATTCGAGTTAAAAATTGCTAAAGATTTAGCTAAGCGTTTTAAAACAGATATAAAAAGGACACCCAATTCAGGCGGCCTCAGCTTTAAAGGAGATATTTTAACCACAAGTGGCATACTATCTGAATATAGCTGGGAATGTAAGAACCAAGAGAAACTTAATATCTGGAAAGCATTAGAACAAAGTGAAGGAGATGCAAGAGGAACATTAAAAACTCCTGTAGTAGTATTTACTAAAAACTTTGAAGATGATTACATTGCTTTAAAATACGATGATTTTGTAAATATACTTCTTGAATTAGATGAGTACAGAAGTAAATAATATATTACACATCTTAGTAAAAGATGAAGAAACGTGGCTATCTATGGCTGAGGAAATAAGTAGCAATAGTAAAATACCAGCAAAAGATTTATTACACAACTTTTATATTGCTTTACATAGCAAAATAGATAGTAAAAAAGTAAAAATTAATGATATTCTATATAACGATTCTTTAAATAAAGCGTTTATATATAAGATGATGCGCAATATATTTTTAGACGATTTACGAAAAGATAAAGATATTTTAATTGATAAAGACCTAAAAAACATTATAGAAGCAGATAACACAAAGTATGTAGACATAGAAAAAGTAGTAGATGATATAGTAAACGAATTTTATTGGTTTGATAGAAAGTTATTTAACTTATATAGAAAAAAATTCCATAGCATAAGAAAACTATCTGCAGCAACTAACATATCACACGTAGTTGTATGGAGAACTATAAACAATTGTATTAAACAAATTAAAAAAAAAATTGATGAAAAGTAAAGGTTTAGGCGATAGCATAGAAAAGGTTACAAAAGCCACAGGTATAAAACAAGCTACTGATTGGATATTTGATAAGCTAGGAAAAGACTGCGGATGTAATACAAGGAAAGAAAAGTTAAATAAAATGTTTCCTTATAAGAATGTAGAATGTTTAAACGAAGATGAATACATATATCTAAAAGGTTTCTTTAACCAACAAAAGAATGTAGTAAATGCAAGCGAACAAAAAGGATTGCTAATAATACACAATAGAGTATTTGGAACTAATAAAGAACAATCAAGTTGTGGTAGTTGCGTCAAAGGTTTAGTAGATACTATGAAGAGATTATATAACGAATATGAAAACGAAAGAGAAAGTAAAAGCAATTGAAAAAAAGCTATTAATGTTTTTAAAGAAATACACAGATAATACACAGACCAAATGCCAAAAGAAGAAAACTTAATTTTGTGGAAGAAAGGCCAAAGCGGTAATCCTAAAGGTAAACCAAAAGGTGCTAAGAATAGAAGCACAATTCTCAAAGAATTAGCAGAGCTTAGAACAAAAGGAATTGACCCTGTTACTGGTGAAGAAGTTTGGATGACTAATGANTATAGAATGGCTATGGCTGTTATTGAAAAGGTTATTGAGAAAGGTGACCATCAAGCACTTAATATGGTATTAGATAGCATCTATGGCAAACAAAAAGATTCTGTTGATATACANACCTCAGAAGAAGTAAANCACGATTTTAGAAATATCATTGCAAGGATTAAAGCTCAATAAAAAGTATTTAGTATTAGATGAATCATTTGCTAGATACTTTATTGTAACAGGTGGTAGAGGTTCAGGTAAATCATTTGCAGTTAACTCTGTACTATTACTATTAACGTATCAAGCTGGACACACAATACTATTTACAAGGTATACGTTGAGGGCTGCTGGTATATCAATTATACCTGAGTTCATAGAAAAGTTAGAATTACTTGGAGTTATTGACCAATTCAAAATAACAAAGGATGAAATAATAAACACAGGTAATGGCAGCAAGATAATATTTAGAGGTATTAAAACAAGCTCAGGAGACCAAACAGCAAATCTAAAATCATTAACTGGTATTACTACTTGGGTAATGGATGAAGCAGAAGAACTTAATGATGAAGATATATTTGATAAAATAGATTTAAGTGTTCGTAATAAAATACAAGAGAATAGAGTAATACTAATATTAAATCCAACAACTAAAGAACATTTTATTTATAAACGTTGGTTTGAAGATAGAGGTGTTTCTGCTGGTAGTAACATAACTAAAGAAGATACTACCTATATACACACTACATATTTAGATAACTTAGATAACCTCTCAGAAAGTTATATCAAGCAGATAGAGACAATGAAGGTTAGAAGGCCAAACAGATACAAGCATACTATTGAAGGTGCTTGGCTCGATAAAGCTGAGGGTGTTATATTTACTGATTGGAGTATAGGAGAATTTAAACAAGTTGGTAAAGTTGTTTATGGCCAAGATTATGGATTTAGCAATGACCCCTCAACATTAGTTAAAACGAGCATAGACAAAGAAAATAAAGTTATCTATATACAACTATGCTTCTACCAAACTAAATTAACTACAAGTGAGATATTACAATTGAACAAGAAGTTTGCAGCAGATAATTTAATAGTTGGTGATTCAGCAGAACCAAGATTAATAACAGAACTAAGTAGAGATTGCAATGTTGTGCCAGCTATCAAAGGTCAAGGTTCAATTACATTTGGTATTAGTTTACTACAAGATTATGATTTAGTAATAACTGAAGATAGCACAGAATTAATAAAGGAGTTAAATAACTATTGTTGGTTAGAAAAGAAAAGTCAAACACCAGTAGATAATTTTAATCACGCTATTGATGCGCTGAGGTATGCAGTTAGTTACCAATTACAGAATCCAAGTTTAGGAGAATATCACATTTATTAAAGCGGCGCTTAAGCCACCCTTAAGCATTTAGATAAGATAAGAAAAGATAAGATATATAAAAAAAATAAAAAAAAGTTTAAAAAAGTTTTGTAGTTTATAAATATATTTATATATTAGCATTGTAATTAATTAAAACAAATATTATGAAATACTTTTGGAACCACGAATACAGACACACAATGAGAGATTTAAAAGACTCAGTAAAAAAAGAAGTATATAATACTTTTTTAGAATTTGACTTAAAACCAAATGGAGTATCTGATTTACACTATCAATTAATATGTGAAGTTATAGGTGATTATTTAATAGAAGGTGAAACACAAGAAGATAGACATAGTAGATTAAAAAACTCATATATAGAAGGTTTAATATATGCTTAAAACATACTAAGAGCCAGCCGAGTTATCTTAGCGTAAGTGCTCAAATAATTAGAAGCTACTGTAATAGGTAGCTTTTTTTTATTATATTTAATTATAATTTAAAAATAACTTTACTAATTTTCAAAACTTAATAGAATGGAAGCCCCAAATATTAAGCACACGATTAGTTAAAGCTACATTTAAAATTTATGTTTTGGTTAAAGTAGGTAGTCGGCACAAGAGCGTTACCTACTTTTTTTTATATTTGTATATAACGATTCACTAATTTAAACGTTTATATATAAATGAAACTAACTATTAACATACCAGAAACTCTTAAAGAGGTTACTTTAAAGCAATACCAAAAGTGGTTAAAGATTGCTGATGGTAAAAAACTGGATTCATTTCTACAGCAGAAGATGGTAGAGATATTTTGTAATATACCACTTAAGCAAGTGTTACAAATAAAAGCTACTGATATAAACAACATCTGCGAAGAACTATCAAAGCTATTTAATACAGAGCCTAAGTTTATAGACAGGTTTACTTTAAACGATAAAGAGTTTGGATTCATACCAAAGCTAGATGATATTTCATTTGGTGAATATGTAGATTTAGATACTTACTTAGCAGATTGGGAGCAGATGAACAAAGCTATTGGTGTTTTATATAGGCCAATAACCTACAAGAAGAAGAACCAGTATTTAATAGAAGAATATGAAAGTGCTGAAAAGTACGATATGACAGAAACTACTTTAGATGTTGTATTTGGTTCGCTTGTTTTTTTTTACAGTTTAAAGAACGAATTACAGAAAACTATCCTGAATTATTTAGCAACGCAGAAGGAGATAGAGCTACCTCAGCATCTGCAGGATTCTCTGCAAAATGGGGTTGGTATCAATCTATCTATGGACTTACTAATGGAGACATTCTCAAATACAATGAAATTACCAAATCAAAACTCCACACTTGTTTAATACACTTAGCATTTGAAAAAGATAAATATGAATTAGAACAACAGATATTAAAAAGAAATCAAAGATGACAAAGGACGATATATTAGAAGAATTAACAGAACGCAATTTATTAATTGAGAATGAACACATTATTTTAGTAGATGGATTTGAAGAAGCGTTTTTAGGTATTACAGCTAATAATCCAGTACAAGCAATATATGACTATTGGATATGTTTAGATTTATTAATACAAAGAGATAATATGGATTTTGATAACGCTATTGATGACTTAGATGAATTTATAAATCAAGATTTAGGAGAACACACACCAAGATATATAAAAGTAGTATGAACAGTTTTTACAATATAATAGATAAAATAAAAGAAGTAATTGTTGCCGAGCCATTTAACAATGAAATAACATTTGGTGATATAGCAGATATTGATTTAAAGAAACAGAGCTTGTTTCCATTATCTCACGTTATGGTTAATAATAGTACAATAAACAATAATTATGTAACTTTTAATATTACTATCTTCTTTATGGATTTAGTAGATGTTAGCAATGAGCAAGTAACAGATTTATATAGAGGTAATGACAATAGACAAGATATATTAAACACTCAGTTAGCATTAGCAACAAGAGTAATAAGAGTTTTGCAAAAGAGTGATTTATACAAAGATAAATTTGAGTTAATTAATCCTGCTTCTTGTGAACCGTTCACAGAGCGTTTTGACAATATGCTTTGTGGTTGGGCAGTTACTTTTGATTGTGGTACTAATGATGAAATGACTTACTGCTAATGAGTGAATTTAAAAAGGCATTAGAGAAATACGCTAAGTACGTTATACAACAGTCAAGGAGTAACCTAACTAAAAAGAAAAACAACGCTTCTAAGCAACTATATAATAGTTTAGAATATAAAATACAAGGAGATAAGATTTCGTTCCTTAGCGAGAAGTATGGAGAATTTATAGACAAAGGTGTTAAAGGTGCTAAATCTACATATCCAGAAAGCTCTGCAAGTCCATTTAGATACACAACTAAACAACCACCAAGTTCAGTATTTGACAAGTGGAGTATTAGAAAAGGTATAGCACCAAGAGATAAACAAGGTAGGTTTGTAAGTAGGCAATCACTTAATTTCTTAATTGCAAGAAGTATTAAAAACAAAGGTATTAGAGCAACATTATTTTTTACTAAACCATTTGAACGTGGTTTAGATTTATACGGAGATGAAATAGTTGCTGGTTATTTAGAAGATAAATTAGATTT